GAAAACATTACCAATGTTGATTTAGTTTACAACTTTAGATCAAGAGAAACTAATCGTTCACTCAATAAACTACATTACGCTGTCAAGTCAGACACTCTTTTCTTCGAACAAGATTCAGATGTATTCTATGTCTTTGAAGGTGAAGCATTACATCCTACTAACCCAACACTTATTGAAGCTAAGAAAGAAGATCTGAACGCAAGACAAGCAAGAGTAATCTTCAACAACGCTGGTCCTTTGACAAACGGTGTTGTAGAAGTTATTGGTCTTGATGGTGCAAGAAAATCGATTTCGGGTTCAACAGGATTTGCCTTCCCATTCTACACTGACGATCAAGTTCAGTTCTCTGGTGTAAGTGACTCAGAAGGACAGCTAGTTACAATAACATTACAAGCTGGTCTGACTTTCGAGTACGGTGATCAGATTGTATTCAAACCTACTGACTCACATAACAAGTCAATCGTCAAATGTTTTGACGGTGTTGGATTCAAAAGAGTATCTAAGATCAAAATGGATCTTGACTCTGACTCACAGAGACGTAGTGACTTTGACTCAGATGTCAACAATGGATTTATTCACGGTCTTGATGCAGCTTACACAACCACTAACCTAGGAACTGCTGGTGACCCTAATGTTGTTTGGAGCCTTACTGGAGTAACTACTACAACACCAGGTATTGGTGGTAGAGGTCTTGGTGGTTTTACCTCTACCAGATTCGATTTAGGTAACGAGGTCTTTACTGATACTTCAGGTACTAGAATTACAACAGGTAGTATCGCTACTGATGGTCTTGGCAACTCTTATCTTACTGTTGTCTTAGAAGGTAAAGTAGTTTACAGAGAAGTGATTACCAACCCTCACTCAGCAAGCAGTCCTTTTGTAGAGGCAAGTTCACGAAAGTATCTTGTAGGTCAAGATTCAGATCAAACAGTCTACAAGTTTGGTACACAAACCTTTGTGTCAGGTGGCTATCAGTACTTCGATGTACTCACAGTTGACAGAGAGTCGTTTGACATTGAGTTTACCTATGACTCTGAGCACTATTCATTAGATCAACAAAGAAGAGTTATTTCAGACAACTTTGAGACTCTTTGGGTTGATAGCCACATAACTAAAGTTCGTCTAACAAACGAAGTCAATGACCGTTCTCTCAGAGACGACTCAGAGTATCGTGCTAGAAGAGATGCTGACTCTGATATGAGATCCGACTTTGACTCTGATATTCATGATCTCAAAGCAAAAGATTCAGATCAAGACATTGTTATTGCTGATAACGATTCTGAAATCAGACGTATGCTTGACTCTGAGATCCATGATCGTAAAGCTAGTGATTCAGACCTACAAATACAAATAACTGATAACGATTCAGACATTGCTTATCTTTATGACCAAACAGTAAAGTACAGAGGTACAGTTGACCCAACTACAGAGATTCCTGATAGTGAAGTGAAACGTGGTGACCTTTATGTATCTTATGTAAACGGTGTTGTTGGTCGTGATTGGCATGGCATTGAAGATAAACCAGTAGCTATTGGTGATGTTCTTCTTTACACTGACTCAGATATTTGGATCTTCTTAGGTGCAGGTGGTGGTGCAGATGATTCTGAAACAATCTCAAATGTTCCATCTCTAAGCTGGTATTTGCAACAATCACACGTCAAACAAAATAAACTACATTGGGGTGTTCGTTCACGCACACTGTTTGCTGAAGTTGATTCAGATGTACTTCTTAGAGTACTTACTGACCACGAGAACTTCTCAAGGTTGGTTGATGGTTCTACCAACGAAACAAACGCTAACCAAGTAGATCTGTCATTCGACGGTACTGGTGCAAAGACAAACGGTATCCTTAGATACATTACATCTTACGATTCTAACGTTGGTATTACATTAGTCTCAGGTGCATCTGGTGACGCTGCTAATGATTCTGATATCGATGACTTTGTAGTACTTGATTCAGAGCTACAAGTTGTTACCATTCAGATCAATAATCACACTGCGCTCAAAGGCGACATTATTGAATACCGTGATAGTGATTTAGGTTACGCATCACGTCTTGAGTATGACGGTGGTACTGCTTGGTACAAGTGGGATACTGCTCAGTGGCACAGAAAAGATATTGATTCTGAGATTCTAAACCTAACTACTGAAATCGTTACAAACGCTATTACAGGTTTCAGAGTTGGTACTATTCTACCTTTTGCTGCAACTGATTTGCCTGTAGGCTTTAGAGTAGCAGATGGTTCACAGTTTAGCAGATTTACTTATCCTGATCTTTATGCCTACCTTGGCAACTCTAATACACTACCTGATTTGAGAAATCAGTTCCTTCGTGGTTGGAACGATGACTCTGACGGATTTGGTAACTCAAGAACAGTGTTGAGTCGTCAGGAAGATGAAATTCAGTCACACTCTCACGTATATAGTGGCTTTGGTGGTGGTGGTCTCGCTTATGAGGCTGGTGGCTTTAGAATGGGCCAAACTCAGAATACTGCTTCCACTGGCGGAAGAGTTGACTCTGAGATTTATCGTATTGACTCAGATTGGAAGCGTAACTTAGACTCTGAAATACACGATCGAAAGGCTGCAGACTCTGATATTCTTGCGATGACAGGAAGAAGATGGGTTCAGTCAGCTATTCCAACAGTAAGTGTAGGCCAACCTGCCTTGAGAAATGGAGATATTTGGATTGATACAAGTGATCAACGAATGTACTACTATCAACCTGACGATCCTAATCCTGGTTTCTGGGTTCAAGTGATTGGCAGCACTAGTGTGTAATAAATACAACATAGGCAGAGATTGATTTAGATGGCATTTCCAAGTTTACCAGCAAATAAAGATATTCATATCGAGAACGGTATCACTTTCAGGTACCTAACGGCTAGAAACCGTTGGGAACTTTGGAATGATTCCGATGCAACTGAATCTAGTTTGGATTCTGAATATCATGCTCGTAGAGAAGCAGACTCAGATCTTAGATTTGATCTAGATTCTGAAATACACGCTCGTAAGGCTGCTGATTCTGACATCTATGCTTACTTTGAAATAGATTTAGATTCTGAAAGACACGATTGGAAAGCTGCTGACTCTGATATTACATTTGATCTGGACTCTGAAATACACGCTCGTAAAGCTGCTGACTCAGATATTCACGATCTTCTTGATTCTGAGTATCGTCATAGAAAAGATGTTGACTCTGATCTTAGATACGCTCTTGACTCCGAGATCCATGATCGTAAAGCAGCTGACTCTGACTTTGATGATGTTTATTCATTACAAATCTCAAGACAAAGGATTCCTATTGACACAACAGCCGACTTCGTAAGAGTCGATACTGCTTGGGAGTTTCTTGAGACAGTCAACAATACAAGTGGTTGGTACACACATAACGATGGTGCCGGTACTCAGAGAAGTTACGTTATTATCAATGGCAGACTTATCACACAGTTTGTAGGTCTTGCTGCAGAAGTAACAGTCAACAATAGAACATACAGAAGAGCCGGTACTCACTTTGCACAAAGAGTGTTTGAAAGAAACGGTGTTGGTCAGACTATTCAAGCTCTTATCTATGACTTTGATGTTGAAAGATTAGACAGACTTGATTACGACTTTATTGTAGATTCTGAAACAAACAGAGCTGGTCTAGACTCTGATATCAAAAACAACTTCGTAGAAATGATCAGAGGATTTAGACAGCTTGATTCTGAAGTTCAGATTCTACAGAGATTTGATTCTGATCTCAATCTTAGATTTTCAGACCTTGATTCTGAAAACAAGAGAATGCACGATTCAGATATTCATGATCGTAAAGCTAGTGATTCAGATCTTAGATACGCACTTGACTCTGAGATTCATGATCGCAAGGCTGCTGATTCAGACATCTACGCCTACTTTGAAATAGATTTAGATTCTGAAAGACACGACTGGAAAGCAGGCGACTCTGACATCAGAAACAGAAAAGCTGAATCTGCTTACATGGTTGAAGATACCGTCTTTATTCCAGCGACACAGCTCTCAGGTGGTTCATTACAGTTCCTTACTGATGGTACTAACATTAGTCAAGTAAACATTTTATCACCAGTAGGTTCAGGTTGGTTTACGATTGCTAATACAATCTTCACTGGATTGCTCAATGATACAAACGTTATTATTGACAATGATGAAGTAGTTGGTATTCTATCTGATCCAGGTTTTGTAACTACTCAGTACACATTAGGTAGAAAGACTTACAGCAACTTAGGTCAACCTACTCCATTAGTTAATGTTGCAGTATCTGGTCCAGGTAACCCAAATACTAACTCAGCACCAGCACAACTTGGTATCAGCTATGATGATCAGTTAGAATACACTAACAGAAAAGAACTCAAAACACCTGAAGACTTTGACTCTGATACAACAAGAAACTTTGATGTTATTGCTAATGCTCTTTCAAGACTCGACTCTGAAATCAAGTTTGTTTACGAAGACTTAGATAGAAACTTTGTTGCTTATGATTCTGATTCTGAGATTGAAGCTGCAGCAGTTCGCTTTACAAATGATCCAAATGTCGGTAGACTTTATTGGGATGACAGTAATAAAACTCTTTCAACATCTCTAAACTCTGACGTAACATTGCAGATTGGTCAAGAGTTCCACTTCTTTGCTAAAGCAGATAGTGACATTGCTAATGGTGATGTTGTTATGTTCTCTGGTGCTGAAGGTGATCATCTTAAGATGAGAAAAGCAAACCATAGAGTTCCAGGATTTATTCCTGAATGGATTATGGGTGTCGCTACTGCAGATGTTACACGAAATCAGTTTGGTTATGTCACACAGATTGGTACAGTTAGAGGTCTTAATACATCAGCATTTACAGAAGGTGCATTACTTTATAGTGATCCGTTTGTAGATAGTAGGTTGTTAGACTCTGAACCACCTTATCCTTCTCACTCTATTCTGATGGCTGCAGTAACAAGAAGTCATGCTACAGAAGGTTCAATCTATGTTAGAATCACACATAAACCAGATTTAGATGAACTTCATGGTGTACTAGTGACTGATCCAACTGAAGGACAAAAACACAATCAGATTATTGCTTGGGATTCAGATACAACTCTTTGGAGGAACATAAGCCTAGACGCTGACTTTGGTGACTTCTAATGAGAAACCTAAATTATCCAGCTAAACCTTGGAAAGACGGTCAAAGAGCAAACTTAATTTCTGATATTGAGTTTATGTACAGTCAGTCTCTAAAGAAGTGGGTACCAATAACACCTGGTACAATAGATAATTCACAAATAACTGAAGCGTTTGGTGTTAATTCGATTAATGAACTTTTAGCCAAGTTCAATCAGTTAGAAAAAAACGTTATCAATTTAGATAGCGATTTAAAATACAATGGTAGAATATGGAAATCAACTGATGCGCCGTTAAAAGGTGTTTATGATAACGATGTGTGGATCGATACCGATCTAAATAAAATGTATTCTTGGAATGCAGAAGGCGAAATTTGGGTAGAAATTAATTACATAGGATAATAGGAGAAAAAGATGAACTTCCCATCAAAACCATGGACGAATGGTCAACAAGCTGAACTGGTAACAGGTTCAACTTTTGAGTATGACTCCGCTAAGTCAGCTTGGTTGCTTATTGAATCAGCAGCTGAAGCAAAGATAATTCAAGACAATGATTCAGATAACGCTGTTATCAATGCAAGCATTACGACCATTAATGGTCAGATTGCAGTAGTTGAAACAGACGTTGCAAATCTTAGATCAGATTTGGACTCTGACTTTTTACATCATACAACAAAGTTGGCTGCTGTAGAAGCAAGAGTATCAACTACAGAAGGTGATCTTACAGCAATAAATGCTCGTCTTGATTCTGATTATGCTCTAAACAATGCAAAGCACGTAGTGATTGATTCAACAATCGCTGCTAATACTAACTCAATCAATAACCTAAGAACACGTGCAGATGCAGATTCTGATGCACTTGCAGCAGTAGAATCAAGAGTAACAACGAACGAAGGTGACATCACTTCACTTGAAAATCGAGTTACTGATCTTGAAAGCAATGCTGATTCTGACGTTCTTGACATTGCACGTCTACGTAGAGAAGCAGATAGTGACACTCTTGCTATTCAATCTCTAAGTACACAAGCTACAGCAAATGAAGCAACTATTACACAGATTCTTGCTGATCTGGACTCTGATGGTGTTAATATTCAAAGTCTAAGAACAGACTTGAATGCTGAGATTGCTGATACAAATGCTGATGTAACTGCTCTTACAGCAAGACTTGATTCTGACGAAGCAGTCATTCAAGATCTTCAAACACAGATTGATGCTATCGGTTCTGGTAACCTTGCTGAAATCACTGCACGTTTGGACTCTGATGAGATTGCACTTCAGTCTCTAAGAACAGATCTGAATGCTGAGATTTCTACAACTAACGGTGAAATCTCCACAATTCAAGGCAACGTTAGCACACTTCAGTCTAACGTATCTACTATCAATGCAGATATCACAGCTTTAGACTCTGACATTGATAGAGTTGGAAGACAGTACATTCAATCTGTTACACCAGATAATCCAGGTCCTAACGACCTTTGGTTTGATCCTAGCACTGGTATCTTGTTTGCGTACGATGCAACAAATACGGTATGGGTACAGACTCAATAAGTAAATAAAGGATCAAACTGGTATGTCTTTACCTTCATCGCCAAATCATAACGATACTGGTACCTTGAATGGTAGTGAATATCAGTTTGATTCTGACTTGCAGGCGTGGATTATTATCCGCTCTGAAGAACAGAAAAACTTAGATTCTGAAGTTCTCAGACTCGAACAAGAAATTGTTTCATCCATTGGTGGATTTAGAGCTGGTACAATCATGGCATTTGCCATGTCAGACATACCTATTGGATTTAGAATAGCAGATGGTTCTCAATACAATACTTCTGCTTACCCAGTGCTATTCGAAAGACTGGGCACTGACAGACTTCCTGACCTTAGAAATCAATTCCTTCGTGGATGGAATAATGACTCTGACGGCTTTGGAAACTTACGTACTGTACTTAGTGCGCAAGACGAAGAAGTTGGTCCACATACTCACCCAACTAACGCTTTAGATACTGGTGGTGGTATTAGTTATTCAGCTGGCCCATTCTACATGGGTGGAGCAACCATCTTTGAAAACGATGGTGTCGAAACAAGACCTATCAACACCTCAGTTGTTTATGCCATTGCTATGTACGATGGAGCTGCAGTCGTCTATGACTCAGAGTTTGTTTACAGTATTTTACAACAGCATATTGGAAGAGTTGATTCTGAAATTGCTAGAATTGACTCAGAAAATAAGCAAAATCTAGACTCTGAGATTCACGAAAGAAAAGCAGAAGACTCTGACATAAGAGTCACTATTGCTGACAACGACTCTGAGATTCGTAGATTATTAGATTCAGAAATTACAGAACGTAAAGTTCGTGATAGTGAACTCTCAGCAAGAATAACATGGTTGGAAGAAAACAAAGTTGATAGTGAATGGGTCATTGCTATCGCAAATGAAGCTGGAAAGGTTGACAGTGACTGGGTTATCCGTGTTGCAAATGAAGCTGGAAAGGTTGACAGTGAATGGCTTCTAACTGCTGTTGATGAGAAAATAGAAAAACTCGTTGATTCAGATTTTGTGTTGAACCTGATCGCTGATAGTGAATGGATTGATGCAAAGGTTTATGCTGAAGCAGTCGTAAGAGCAAATGCAGATTCTGACTTGAACAATGCCATTGTCCTTGAAACAACTAACAGGATTGACGCTGACTCTGAATTAGACGATAGAATCACTAGCAACGACATTGACATTCATAACCTTTATGCGGCCGATTCAGATTTATCTGTGAATCTTGACTCTGACTTTCACGCATTAGAATCTGTAGATTCAGATCTTCAGATTCAAATTAATGCTCTAGATGCTGACTTAGATTCTGACATTATCTTCGTTAGATCTCTTTTCAATATGGGCGCTCAGTCTGCTGGTTTTCCAGTAGGTTCAGTTGTTCCTTTTGCTGTAAGTAATCTACCACAGGGATTTCTACTTGCAGATGGTTCTGTTTTCAATACAACTTTGTATCCAGAACTTGAAACTTACTTAGGCGGTAATGTATTACCTGATTACACAGGTAGATCCCTCTACTACAAAACTACTGATTACAGTTTCAATCAAGACTATGGCACTGACAGCGATAGTGAAGGACCAACAGTACTTATCGTTCAACCTGATTATGATGAAGTAGTATTTGGTATTGCTGGATACAACGGAGCTGGTATTACAACCGATTCAGATGTTATTAATGCTGTCGTAGAACAACAGACCTCTGATTTACAGAATGAAATAAATACACTAAAGGCTGATAGAGACTCTGATACTTTAGTTATTCAAAGTTTAAGAGAAGACCTTGACCAAGCAGTTTCTGACAGAGTATTTACAGACAATCAGTTATCTGCTAGACTTGACGGACATGATTCTGACTTACAAACTAAAGGTAGGTTTTATGTTCAATCAACACCACCATCTGGTGGACCTAAGACGGCCAAACATTTGAGGTGGTTCCTGGCGAAACTTTTATTTACAATGCATCACAATCTGTGTGGGAACACGTAACCAAAGCAACACTTGATTCAGATTATCAAGTAGATAAAGCAGTAATCGAAGCTAACATCAGTTCTAATACTTCTGATATCTCAGCTATCGATACACGAGTAACAACTGCTGAAGGTAACATTACAACACTTCAGTCACAAGTTTCTGCACTTGATGCAATGAGTGACTCTGAAACTGCACGTATCCAACAGAACATTGCTGACATTCAGAACGCTTACTCAATGCTCGATTCTGACGGAGCAATCATTCAAGGTTTGAGAACAGACCTCGAAGCAGAAATCACAGCAACTAATGCTGACGTAACAGCTATTACTGCAAGACTTGATTCTGATGAGACAGCACTACAATCATTGCAAACACAAGTAGATCAGCTAAATCTTGACAACGTTGTTATCGAAGCAGACCACGACTCTGACGTAACAAGAATCGATGCAGATGTAGCAGCGCTTGCTATTCCTATCGTTAGTGCTTCTCAGCCTACAGGAAAAACTGGTCAACTCTGGGTAAATACTAATGATGGTAAACTCTACTATTGGAACGACTCAGATACGTTTGTTAGCATCGTGACAGTGTAATAAATAATGTATTAGTAGGAGAATACATTGGCGAATATTCCACCAATTCAGTTTAAAAGATCGCATACCGCAGGTGCTCAACCTACAGCACCTCAACTTGCGGTTGGTGAATTGGCTATTAATATGGCTGATGCTACTCTCTGGACCAAAGACAGTGACGGCAACATCATCTCCTTAGGTGGTGGTGCTGCTTCTGCTGGTGGCGATTCAGATATTGTTTTGATATTAGATAGTGATGGTGTTCAGACTGGTGCTGAAGGCGGTGATTACGAGATTAATATTATCACAGATGACCGAGTTACTAGCAGCAATAGTTGGCAAAATAATAACACAGTCAAAAACTCTCCTGCTGGTACTAGAATCAATGTATATAGAGCATTAGAAATCGATAAAACTGCTTACACTATGGAACGCACGACCAATATCGCAACAAATGGATGGGGTGCTGTTATTAGTAATGGTGGTATTGCGACTTTAGATTATAATGGTGTGCAATCGTTTGTTGTTGGTAATAGCTGGTATAATAATTCATATCGTATTGGAAATAGTTATAGAAATGATGCTAACCACGCTACGTCAAATCTTCGAGACAACTTTTGGATTTGGCAGCTCTTTCCAACTCCAGTAAGTATTGGTGATGGTACTGACCTTGGTTCATTTAATAATGGTCGTCCAGATTCTACTGCAGAGTATTTCAGCCACGTCAGTATCCAATTCTATGATCCAGACGGTAACTTGATTACACATCAGACAAATATCGGATTTGGTCTGACTAATACACGGACTCTTACTGCTCAAGGTGAAGGTACTATCAATAATGTAAGTCGTGTTATGTTTAGATGCCACGCTGGTACAGGTACTAACCCAGGCATAAATCGTATTAGACTCAAAGTAAACGGAAGTAACGACTATCCAGGAGTCGTCTACGCTGGTGAACTTTTTGGAGCGGCCGTCAGAAACATGGTTGGTTCCACTAACTTTGCGGACAGTGACGAAGCGATGGCTCTTGTCTATGTTAATGCTCCAGCTGGTACTGGTGTAACTGGTGCATGGAACGTATTTAGAATAAACGACTGGCGCCCACCTGGAGTTCCAGGCGACCCAGATCAAGAATATTATTTCTGGTTTAACAAACCTTGGGATGTTGGTAGCGGAACATATGCTAATGGCAGAAACAGCTACCAAACTTCATGGTGGAATAATGTAGAATGGGAATATTATGATAGAAACGACACACAGGTTATTAATAAGAACTTAAGTACACCTGCGTATTCGGCTTCAAATAAACTTATATCACATAGAGGTGTTCACAGGATGGTTGCAAAACCAAGAAACCTGAATTCCGGTGCGCCTGTTATTCAGCAGTTCTATCCAAATCTTGGTTGGAGTTCTGAAACTACAATCCCAAACACTACCGCTATTGACGAACCAGAGATCTGGGTAAAGAACACTGATCTCCCTATCACTTCTGGTGAATACTTTGTTGATGGGTATCGTAGAGACTCTACGTTGTTTACGAAGATAAGTAGTTAAGGAAAACAAATTGGCTAACATACCTCCAATACAGTTGAAGAGATCACACACCGCCGGTGCTCAACCTACACCAGATCAATTGGCAGTGGGTGAGTTTGCTATTAACATGCCAGATGCTACTGTATGGACTAAAGACAGCGACGGTAACGTTATCTCTGTGGGTGGTGGAGCATCTCCTGTTGTTCAAGACTCTGATGCTATGATCTTTTTAGATAGTGACGGCAATGTAACTGCTACTGTAGTTGGTGATTATGACATCAACATTATTACTGCCGATAGAGATGGAACAAGTTGGCAAAACAATACAGTAGTTCAAAACGCTCCTGAAGGTGCTAGAATCAACGTAATGAGAAGAGTTGAATCTGGTGAAAGATGGACTATGGAACGCACTGTTGGTACTGATACTGGTTGGGATACACTTAGGAACAATGAAGGTGTTGCTGTTCTAGATTATGCAGGAACCGCATCATATGCTTTGTGTCCTACAAGGTACGATGGCAACTTTAAGGTTCACGAGGCTTTCACGAGCGATCAAGACCATGCATCATTTAATAGGCTAAACGACTATTGGATTTGGCAATTCTTTCCAACTCCAGTAACTATTGGTGACGGTACAGATCTCGGTTCATTCTCAAACGGACGCCCAGCTTGGCCAAACACTGATTATTTCAGAGAATTTAGTGTAGATTTCTATGATGCAGATAACAACGTAATTGCTTCACAAAGATGGTCTGGTGGAACAAATGTATCCACATATACTATTAACACAACAGGAACTATCAATGGCGTAAGAAGTATTATGTGGAAAGGTCATAATGGCAATAGCGGCCATCCAGGATTTAATCGCATTAACCTTAAGGTGAATGGAAGTACTGCTTATCCAACAGCAAACGGTGCTGGCTGGGAATGGGGTGGTGCGTACAGAAACATAACTGGTGGAACAAACATTTCAGATAGTGATGAAGCAATAGCTCTTTTACACGTCAGCGGCCTTACCACCGGATTGCTAGTCAATGGAGCGCAGGATGCCTTTGGTTCAGGTGACTGGTGTCCAAACGGCAATGTAGATACAAACAACCAGGTTTACAACTTCTACTTCAACAGACCTTGGGACATTGGTGGTGGAACATTCACAAACGGTAGAACAAACTACTCTGGACAGTTTTGGAGAGAGTTTGACGTCGAGTATTACGATGCAGACGACAATTTAGTTTTCGACACAAACATAAGCACACCAGTGTACTCAACAACAAATCAATTGTTTGCTCAGAGAAACATTTGGAAGATTATTATGAGACCAGGGACAAGAAGTGCTAACCACCCTGTTATACAGAACTGGTTTCCAAATCTTGGTTGGAGTTCTGCAGCTACTTATCCAAACTCGAATACTATTGATCAACCAGAGATTTGGGTAAAGAACTCTATTGAGACTACTACACCAGCTGGCACATACTACAGTGATGGAGCTGTTGATCCTGAAGCGTTTTCAAGTTTCACTAAGTTGAGTAATTAAGGAAAATAAATTGGCTAACATACCACCCATTCAGTTTAAAAGATCACATCACGCAGGAGCACAACCAACTCCTGCGCAATTGGCAGTTGGTGAGTTATCTGTCAATATGATCGATGGTGCTATTTGGACTAAAGATAGTGATGGCAATGTTATTTCATTAGGTAGTGGATCTGCTGCAGAAGGTGACTCTGATGTTATTCTTTTGTTAGACGATGCTGGTAACCAAACTGGTAAACAGACCGGAGATTTTAATATCAACATTCTTACAGAAGATGTGGATGGTAATACCTGGCAAACAAGTTCAATAGTACAGAACGCTCCAGCTGGTACAAGAATAAATCTATTCAGAAGAGGTCAACCCAGGAACTATTGGACTGAGGATCGTACAATTGGAACAGATGGTGGCTGGGGCAGTGTTGTAAGTACTGACGGTATTGCAGA